TCCGACAGTTTCCCTTCTTAAAACGAGGGAAATCATGGAGAATAATACTGACGACGTTGTCGTTCGAATCTTTCATTTCGATTTTGGAGTGGAAGGGATCCCGGATGGCAACTACTCCGTGACTGTGAAGACCGAGAATATCGGCACTGATCAGGTAATTATGTATCTGGCTGAGTTTCTGTCAGATCTCACGGGTAAGACCCCCACTGAACTTGAACAGTTCCTTGGGGAGCATGAACTCGTCTGCACCTGTGAAGGTGCTCCTGAAGAGGTAGCGGGCGCCGATTACTCGGCGTTCTCAGACCAGTTACTGCCCGAGCACGTGAAAGCGTTGTTTAGGTAAGTCTGTGTCTTAGCGCAGAAATGCGCTCTTGTCATTCCTTTCGATAGTTAATGTAGTACTTCTCATAGGAGGTCGCATGGCTTTTGATCTACGAGAGAGGACCTCGTCCTCGCCTAGGAAAGAACCACGCCTAGGTAAGAAAATCTCAGCCTGGAATGAATGGGTTAACACCCATACGTCCCGCGGGGATACAAACCGCGCAGTGCGACAATTTTTCGAAGCTTTGGACTGCCCCTTAGCTACAAAGCTAGGGGATTTGTACCACAAGAAGCGCCACAGTGACATCGTGGCGGCGAAAGTGGACCCTCTAGCCTATGGCGAAAATGAGGGGGAGTCCTTCCGCAGAGATTATCTCGCTACAAAGCTACTTAGTAAAGCCACCTTTCTTGAGATCGATGTTGATCGAGAGAGAGTTGCGCTTGATAGGTACGCCCTAAATGAGACCCTCTGTAGAGCAACGAACGACCGCTTCATAAATCTAAACCAGCACTGTCCCGATTTAGGGACATACGCACGTGTTCTTTCGCGTACTCAGTACTGGATTAACAAGATCGTTGGAGATGGGCCGTCGTTAGAGGAGTTCGTCGGACTGGCAGCGTGGGGCCCGGGTTCTACCCAAGATATAAAAGGGTTGGACACATCGGCCATTAATAAGTTCGACGCTGAACGTACCGCAACAACTGCATTGTGGACTTTTATTGCTCCTTTCTTTAAATGGGCATATCCTCACTGGAGCCTTGGAGAAATCCTAACTTCAGATGTCTGCAAGATTATCACCGTCCCTAAGAACGCAAAAACAGATCGTACAATAGGAGTGGAGCCAGGAATCAACGTCTGGTTTCAGAAGGCCCTAGGTCTGTGGCTTCGAATGCGCCTTAGAACGCAGGGCGGAATTGACCTTAACACAGGTCAGAGTCTACACTCTACGCTTGCAAAATTAGCAAGCATCAATGGGCTTTTAGCCACAGTAGACTTTAGTGATGCAAGTGACTTAATCGCACGTAATGTGGTTGAGTTGCTCCTTTCTACTTCGAAGGGGGCTGTAAAGCTGTATAAGCTTTTACAACTGTGCAGAACACCGCTTTATGAGTTAGATGGAAATGTACTCCAAACCCACAAGTTTTCATCGATGGGTAACGGGTACACGTTTGAGCTAGAAACCCTGATATTTTGGGCTATAGCAAAAGCGGTCGCGGACGTAAACGACTGCGACGGAACGATCTCAGTTTACGGGGACGATGTAATAATTCCCACAGAGGTCGCATCTGACTTTCTCCGTGCTAGTGAATGGTTTGGATTTAAACCCAACCATTCAAAAAGTTACTCTAGCGGGTGGTTCCGTGAATCCTGCGGAGCTCACTTTTTTAACGGAGTCGACTGCAAACCACTTGAAATGGAAGGAGCGTTGCTTAATGGTAAAGAAAAAATCATCTTTGCCAACCAAGTCCGCCTCGCTGCGCACCGCTTTAATTACGGTGTTGGCTGCGACAAGCGCTTTTTTACTTGCTGGAACGGAGTTGTTACATCTATTCCGGAAGTTATTAGACTTGGTGCTCCTGTCAACGCGGTGATCCCTCATCGCGCTGATCCTCGTAAAGTACAGACTTGGATGGCGGCTAATACAAAACAGCCGTTTCTTGAGTCTCTACGTAATGGTGCAGTATTTGCCACTACCGTAGTCGAGGTCCCCACTGAAGTCGGTGGTTCTTACACCGATGGAGCTCTCATCATGAACTTTGATGAGGCTCAACCAGCTCTTGCTCGTGAATTTGTTTTGAAGGGGGTTAGTGTTACTCCTTTAAGATGGAAGCGGGTTTGGAATTCTTCACCACTGAGACCTTATTGGTACGAGGTCCAGCAGTGGAAGAGCGTACCCTGTTCTCTCACCCCACAAGGGTGGGAAGGATGGGTGGTTAAGTGTTTTTCAGACACACCGTCAAAAGTGTCGTCACAAAGTGCAGGGATGTACCTTGCACGGTTAAGCAGCCGTAGCGTGGACAGAGCTCATGGTAATGATTATGAGCTCAGGCGTGAGACAAAGACTCGGTATAATGAGTTTGTAGTCCCGCGCTGGAACGATCTGGGCCCG